ATAAATACCTGATTACCTGATTTTTTAGATTGACTTTTTTATGAAATTTTTAATATAAGGGGGGGGGGAATCGTTATTTCAAAAAAAGGATTTCGTTTTTTAAAAATAAAATTTGTCATACTTTAAAAAATTGCACTTTGTAGACGAAAAAGTATATTTATGATCTGTTATGAAATATGAAATTTTAATTTATGGTGTTTAAATATGTTTTTTATAAACTAAGCTAATTCTTTCTTCGGTGATATTAGAATCTTTCATTACCCTGTGTTGATATAGTTGTTGGCATCCTTCTTTCATAAATATAAGATCGCCAGATGAAAAGTCAATATAAGTTTTATCGTTATAATTTTCAATAAGGCGAAATACAATTTTTCGTGTGGATCCGAAAGTAACAATAACTGAATGTTCATTCCATTGATCATAAACTTCATCGGAATGATATCTCATTCCGACGTTGCCATTTTTATAATAATTAATTAATACTGAATCAAATAATTCCCCATATTTATCTTGAATTATATTTTGAATTATTTTCACAGTTTGAGACATAGGTTGCGAATTCATAATTTTATGCCCATATGTATACGAATGGTCATTATCTGTCATCCATGCAGTTGCCCGGTCTTCTTTCAATGATTTTCCATCTATTATAACACCGTCATAATTGAAGTTTATTTCGTTATTTAGATTGTGAAAATAATCATTTGTTATAAATTGTTTTTTAATTCCAAACATTATTTAGATTAATTCTATTATTTTTGGTTAAATAGAGTTAATTAATTCAATTTTAAGTAAATATAATTAAGTATATTAAGAATGTATTTTTTTATATATTAAATGTAAAAAAATACATAAAGATTTATATTTAATATTAATTAATATGAGCAATGAAATACCAGATTATCTAGAAGATGATACCCCTATTACAAATCAAACATGGGCATGTGTATCATTTATTACACCTGAATTAGTAAAACACTGTAAAAACAACTTTATTAAAGTTAGAGGTATTTATGGTGTTAAAGAAAGAGCAGAAGATAGATGTAAGGAACTTCATAAAATAGATTCAACATATGGTGTTTATGTAGTAGAAGTAGGTAAGTGGATTTCTTGGTTAGATGATCAAAAGAGTGATTTAAATGCGAATGATGAGTTAAACAAATTAATGAAAGTGTATAAAAAGGAAAGAGTAAATGCTGATGTGAATTATGAGAAAAGAAAAGATAGATTAAAAAAGTCAAAAAAGGAGGAGGAAGTAAAAGATTTACTTGAACCTCTAAATGAGCCAGTAACTGCATCATCTGTAGCTGCAACAGAAGAAACAACAGGAAAGGAAATTAAATATTTGCAGGAGGATGATGTAATTTCAAATCAGCGATATTATTGTATTTCTTTTTTAACTCCAGAGCAGTTGGAAAATAATTCGACAGTATTTGGAGTAAGGGGATTTAAAATTAGAGGTATGTTTGAGAAAGAGGAAGAAGCGAGTGCTTATTGTAAAAAATTATATGAGAATGATAAATATAATAATATTTTTGTAGCAGATATGGGTCATTGGATGAGTTGGTCAAATAGTATTAATAATGTAAAAAATGTAGAATATGCAAACAAGGATTTAAATAATTTGATTAAGTCCACAAATGAAAATCAAGAAAAGGCAAAAACATTTACTGAGAATGAGGCGAATAATCTTCAACAGGGTGGGAATGAAGTAATAGATGAATCATTTGATGAGGATATTCCATCTATTGCGAATGAAAGTTCTGAATCAAATGAAGAAACCATTGATAATATTACAAAAGAATTAGAAGATGCCAGAAAGTTATATGAGAAAATGTTAAAAAATCAGAAGAAAGAATAAATTAATAATTGATATATTTTTAAAGAATATATATAAATTATTTTATGAATGTAATATATATGATAAATTATATATTAGATTTATTAGGGTATAACCGGGATAGAGTATCGGAAGTATTAAATTTTAGATTTATAGTGTTATTATTATTTATGATAGGTGTAATTTTTATAATAATAGAAATTACAAAGTCATATAATAGATGTCCAGCATCTGAGATTAAATATAGATATATTCCAAGATCATTTAAGGAGGAGCAGGATGAGCCAGTTGCAATAAGTGATTTATATGGGAGAATGTTTGATGAAGCTTCGCCGTGGGTTGGTTCGTTTGCGAAAGTACCAAAAGCGGATTAATATTCATCAGTATCGTCAGTTTTTTTAACAACATGTATATTAGTTTTTTTTTTAGTTCCAAACTGTGATAGGTCAATAAATGGCAATCGTTTGTCATGATTGGAGTCAAAATATAATTTATGGAATTGTTTAAAACGGGTACATCCAACAACTAGATCTTCTTTTTTTTTTTTAGCTTTATACCAAAAGACTTTTTTTCTGATATCAGATGATCGTAGGCGATTATTAATAACCATAACTCCATAATCGTCAGTAACTTGTAAAAATACTTGATCAAATAATTCTCTACTTGGGAACATACCAGCATAATGTTCATATAATTTTTTTCTATTATTGATGAAATCTTCTCCTAAAAGGAATACATAATCAAAATTAGATCTTAATTCCGGTTGAATACCTAATGAATATTGCATAGAGAGTATAAATGTTAATTGATAATGCCTACCTTCATTAAAAATAGTTAAAACATTCGGATCTTTGAGCCATAAATGTTTTGTACTCATACAGTCGTCCATAATTAAAAAGAGTCTTGGATCTAGAGGTTTTTTTTCTGCTTTTTCCCTTTCAACATTCTTAGCTAAAATAATTTTTTGTCTAGCTAAAATACGAGGAATAATATTTTCTTGATATTCATGGTGAATAAATGATACTGGGAAGAATTCATTATAAAATCCTGTCATTTTATCAGTAGGGGCAATAATAGTGCCACATGGTATATCATACATTTGACTCATGATATCTCGAATAACCCAACTTTTTCCAGATCCTGATTTTGCAATAATAGCAATTCTTGGATTTAAAAAGTCTCCGTTTGGATCAAAAACTAAATTCTTTAAGTCAAATTTATCTAATTGTAAACATTCGCTGCCAAAATTAATATCTCTAAAACCACTCATATTGTTATAGAGTAAATATATTTTAAAAATCTGGAAGATCCGTAAAAACATCTTGATCAAATAAAGAGGATGAACTATTTACAAATACATCCGTAATATTATTTTCAGTTTGATCAAAGTATGATGCGGTAGCCCATACAAGAGCCCCAATCATCAAAGGAACTTTTAATGTAACGTATAAAGATGGGCATCTACATTTACCATCTTCGTCGGTATTCGGTTTTAATTTAAATTTTTTATTTTCATAATTAATATCGACATAAAGAATAATATGTGTAATAACGCCAGCAACTAATCCAAATAATATAGGATTGATACTATTTTGGTTCATATAATATTATATAGATAATTTATAATCCATTAAATCTTGAAAAATATATATCTTTTCTTTTTTTGTCATTTTTATTATTGTTATTAACATTAATTTTATCAATTAGTATATCTGAAGTATGAGATTCTAATATATTACTAAATACATCTTCATACTCTTCGTCATTCCCAATATACGGCATAGAACTTTCACTATCATTATAATTTATTTTTTTAATAACTATATTTTTTATTTCATTATCTTCTTTAATTTGTATTTCCGATTCTTTCTGGGAGTTGTTTTGTATTTCCGATTCTTTCTGAGAGTTATTTTGTATTTCAGATTCTTTTAATTGGAGATTAATTTGTCTTTCAGATTCTTTTAATTCGTTATTAATAATATCTTTATTTGTAGAATAATATTGTGTTATAGGTATTGATTTATGACTTACAATATCGTCATCATCGATATCATCATCACCAAAATCATTATTTATGTAATTATTATTATTTATATCAATAATTAATAAATTTTGTTGCATATTTAATTTCATTTCTGATATTAATCGATGTGTTTCATCGTCACTATCATTGTCAGTATATGAAATTTTTGTAATATCATTATTAACTGTTGTTAAATGAATTTCAGGTTCAACTAATTTAATATGTTTTTCAGATTGAACATCTTCTATAGGTTGAACAATTTTAATATTTTCCGAGATATGTGATTTAAATAGTGAATTATTGCTATTTGTTTTATTTTCATAATTTAAATCTTGTGATAATAATTGTTTTAAATTATCAGAATCCGCATTTGAGATAGGTTTATCAATTTGGTCAACTCCTAAATTAATTTTGTTTCCCAAGTATTGGTTTAATATATGTTGCACTGGCAATATTTTTCGAATAGCTTCTTTTATAGATTGTTTTATTATTTCATTTGCGTCTCGTTGATTGCGTTTTCTTTCTATAGGTTTTATTTCATGATAAAATAAATAAGGTGCATTATAAAATTGTCTTGCACATTCAATATAACATTTATGAATAAATTTTGATAAAGGTATATCTAAATATTCTTCGTCTATAGTTGTATTAGTATACTTTGTACTATTATTTGATAGTAATATAATGTTTGCTTTTATAACTGCTTTTAATAAATTATTCATAAAATCACATCTACTTGCATTTTTAATACGTTTTGTTTCATTTTCAATAAGATTACTATTCCAACTAGGAATACGTTTTATAAATTGTTGAAAAGCTTTTAGTAATTTTTTTTCTTCTCCTTTCTTAATAATTTTTTTTGATTCAACATATATTGAATCAAATCCTTCATATAAATGAGGCGTCAATATATTAATTAATTGAATTGTATATTCATTTTTGGTTTCAACTAAAAAATTCATATATATTATATATATATATGATTTTTTTAATAATTTTCCCCATTTAAGCATTATTACCTCTATTACTTAAAAATGTATATTGTTTTTTATCAGCACATACACATCCGGTACCCATCTTTCCAGAGCATGTCATATTAGTAGGAATATATTTAGTTCCTAATTCACCATCTTTAATTCTTGGATCTCTTTGAACATCAAATGATAGTGGCCATTGTTTACCACAGCAATCAGGACTACACATATTAGTATCCATTTTATAGCAACCTTTTAAATTACTACTTCCATTGGCGAATGTTTCTTTCATTTTATTGGATAATAAATAAAAAAGTACTATAGCGATTAAAACATAGACTAAAGTGTTTTTATTTTCAAACATTATATATAATAATAATATATAAAAAAAAATATTTATTAATAAATTTATTCTACTGGGCGCACTTTTAAATATAATTCGTTTAATATCCATTTTTTATTATATAATGACCGTGGCTTATAAAATATTTTTAAATTCATATTTTTTATTAGTTGATTGTACATATCTATATACGTTTTATCCTGGGCAATTTTTGTATAAAATTTATCTATACTTATTTTATCACTATATTTTTTAATAGCCTTCTCTTGTATAGAATCAATCTCATTGTGTAAATATTTCATTACTTTATTTTCATTATCAATATTTATTTTAATATTACTATTAATACATTTAATTATATATAAGCCTTCTGGTGTAATTATAATAGATCCTTGTATTCTGCCCGCATTATGATGTTCTATAAAATGAAAAAGATCAGAAACACTTGGGAATTCATATAATATACCTTCTATTAATCTAGATGTGGGATTTGGAGTTGCAGGATGTGTATGAAACATATATTCAAAATCAAATGCATCTGGCATATTATCAGGTAATAATATTGTATCATCATTTTTATCTGATATATTTTGTTTGGCATTTATAATAATTCTTTGTAATGTGGATTTTCCAAAATCCAATAATCCCGAATGCTCAGTATATCGTAATTTATTTTTACTATCAAAATATTTTTTATCTTTACTTCCATCTAAATATAAAGATTCTAAGATTCTCATTTGATTTTTAGATATTTTTATATAACGTTCATCATGCTCTTTATAAATCTTTGTTTTAATTTGATATGTTTTTCCCATTAGTATTTACTTAGATAATAATAAAATATAGTTATTTTATTTTCTAATTGTAATTATGTCATATACAGTATCTGGTAAATTTATTATTAAAGAAGATTTCAATGTTAATGATACAAAATCCAAAGAATATAATACACGTGATATGTTCCATTATGATGCGAATGGTAATTTAAGATCGGGAACCAAAGTAAATAGTAACGGAGATTATGAAATTTGGACAGGTTATTGTTATGATGATAATTGTTCGGACGATAGTAAAAATAAGGCACAATTAAAAATAGATAAAGATGGTACAACACATGTTAATAAATTATGTATTGGTAATAATTGTTTAACAGAAGACCATATAAATAATTTAATAAAAGTATCGGATAAAAGTAAGACTGAAACAGCTGATAAAAAAATATGTATTGATGATTTATGTATTACGAAAAACCAATTGATAATATCTAATTTTATGAATAATATCATGCAAACAAGTGCATTAAAAAACCAACCAAAAACATTAGAAGAATTATCAGAAGCAGAATTAATAATAATATTAGAAGAATATCAAAAATTAATAGATACAGAAGAAGAATAATTATTATATTTTATTAATTATATGGAAGATATAATTAATACATATTTTGATAGGGGCGTATACGATAAGGTAATAACAGATGACCATATAAAAAGTATAAAATTATATAACTTTGATATTTTAATAAGTCATAATAAATTTAATAAACTAGATAATATACAAAAGAAATCCCTGTTTCCTTACTTAAAAAAAACAGATGAATATGAAAAAATAAGTGTAGAGCTATTAATTGATATAAACTCATATAAGGATAAATATTTATTAAATTATGATGATATGAAATATTATGATAATAAACTTGAAATTTTATTATCAAACGATAATATAACGAATAAATATAAAATAGATCCTTATAATTTTACACGTTTTGGCAATATTAGTAATTTAAATAATATTAGTAATGTGATATCAATAAGCCAAGAACCATTATATAATAATGATTATATAAAAAATCATAAGACTATAGAAAAGATTGGTATATATATTTTACCAAAGGCATCTAGTCCTGGTTTTAAAAATTTCCGTAGTATTATTAAATATTTAAAAAATCTATTTAACATATATTTATTTTTAGATAATACTGAAAGTGAATTGGATAATAATGATAAAATGTTTATAGATGGTGTAACAGAAGTACATTATATATCAAAATCTACAAATATAGAATTAAGTAAATTAATACATGAGAAGAAATTAACAATACTTATATCAATTTATGGATTTTATAGAAGGAAAGATGTTATTCTATCAAAACCATGTCCATTAATAATAAGTTATCAAGAACCTCCTGTTATATATCCAAAAACTTGTTATGATTATAATTTGATTGATAATAATTTATATGATATTTTGAAACAATATACAAAAATAGATGAGAATATGTTTAATTTTATTAAGATTGATGGTTTCATATTACCAATACCGTATTATTCAGATTATAGTATTATTAAAACTCCAGTATATGACCCGAATTGTATACGTATTGGTTTAATAACATATTCGCCAAAAATGTCACATGAACTTGTAAAACTTGTAAATGGTATTATTAAAATAAATAAAAAGATACTTATTACCATATATGGATATATAAATAATGACTGGTTTAAAATAATATTTCCATCAGAACAGATTAAACTTGATAGATATGATAATACAAACCCAATAAAACTTCAAGAGAATATATTATTTATTGATTGTATTACTTATAATAATCATTCAACTGCTCTTGAAATACTAAAATTAAAAATACCATTTATTGGCTATTCCTGTAAAAATCGTTATCATGGATTATTTTCCAAGTCATTAATAAAATCAATTAAAATGGAAAAGTATTTATTAGCAGATAATATAGTTGATTATATTAAATTAATTAAATTATATACCTTTAATGAAGAGCTTTATTTTAAACTTTATAAAAAATATATTAAAAAATTAGATGAATCAAACATATTATCAGATGAAAATTATGCAAATAATTTGTCCAAAACATTAAATTCATTTTATGATAATTATAAAATTTAATATTTATATATAAAATATTAAATTTATTTAGAAAAATGATAATCATCTGTTAATTTACGAACAGATTGACATCTTTGAGATGACACATACTCTAAAAACTCATTGGGATTACAGATAGCGAATTCGGAATCAAACGCCAAATTTTTAACAGAGTTATCTCCTTGTTGAATTGCTGTAAAATCCTTTTCATCTCTTCTAGCGAAAAAGAATCCAATACCATCTAATTGAATTCTAAATTTTCTAGAACAAAAACTTTCATCGATAAAACTTAATGTCCAATGGGCTTGTTTTTCATGTGTAGAAATAATTAATATCTTTTCTATATCTTTTTTAACTCTAAATTTATGTAAGAATCCTGCTTTATTAGGATATAAAGCACATCCAACAATATAATCAGCTGCTAGCCTTTTATTTGGTGAAAAATAAGATACTAATTTATCATCACCTAATCGTATATCATATGGATTAAATGACTCTTTATTTAAAGATCCATGATATAATAAACTTCCTTTAGGAATTGTAAATAGTGTTGTTTTCGAAGGTTCCATATAATTAAGATTCTTATCATTATATAAGCTCATTTGTTGAAATCTTGTAACATCATTTTCATTTAATTCAGCTTCTCCTCCATTTTGATTAATTTCTTCATCATTATTTGGATCGCCATCATTTTGATCGCCATTATTTTGATCGCCTCCATTTTGGTTACTTTCATATTCTAAATTATAATATTTTAAAGGTTTTATATTAGACATTATATAATATATATATATAATATTATATTATATCTGAAATTAATAAAAATTTGAAAATTAAGTGCTTTATGATATAATTCTATTATTTATAACCATAAGTACTAAAAACTTTGAAATTTAAGGACTTTAAAATATAATTATATATTAATTTATATATATAATAATGGCGTGGAAAAGTCAAAAAACAAACTTAAATAATGTTGAAAATAAATTCGAAAAATTCTTTAAAAAGAAAGGAGGGAGTTCAGAGTCTGATAAGACATCTGAACAACAACCATCTAGACCACCAATGACGGTTCATGTGAATAAAATATATGAGAGCAAATTAATGCTGGACGTAGAATCAGAATATGGATCAAATAACAATTATCAGAATAAACGGTATGATAACTCACAGGGTGGATCAAATAACAATTATCAGAATAAACGTTATGATAATTCACAGGGTGGATCAAATGAGAATTATCAGAATAAACGTTATGATAATTCACAGGGTGGATCAAATGAGAATTATCAGAATAAACGTTATGATAATTCACAGGGTGGATCAAATGACAATTATCAGAATAAAC